ATTTATTGCTAAACAAGCAATGTTAATTAAAGAACAAGTAATGAAGGCTAAAGCAACATTAATAGAATTAGGCTTAATTGCTGCTAAATCAACTGCTGATACAGCAGCAGGAGCAGCAAGTACAGCTAAAGTAGGATTTCCACAAAATATACCTTTATTAGCTGCATTTGCAATACAAGCAGCAGGTATAATAATGTCAATTAAATCAGCAGTAAGTGCTGCCAAAGGTTCTGCATCTAAAATGGGTGGTGGTGGAGCAGGAGGTGCAGCATCTACCCCAGCACCTCCATCATTTAATATTGTAGGAGCAGCACCTGAAAACCAATTAGCACAAGCAATAGGTGAACAAGAAGAAAAACCTATAAAAGCATTTGTAGTAAGTAACGAAGTAACTAACGCACAAGCATTAGAACGTAATATAGTAGAAGGTGCTTCAATAGGATAACAAAATAGATAAATAATTATTGTATTAATATGGACATAGTAGAACTTTTTATAGATGAAAATGATGAGGTTTCTGGAATAGAAGCAATATCAGTAGTAGAAAACCCAGCAATAGAAGAAAACTTTATAGCACTTAAAAACCAAGAGTTTAAACTTGCAGAAGTAGATAAAGAAAAACGTATCCTTATGGGTGCTGCTTTAATACCTAACAAACCTATCTACAGACAAAGTGGTGAACAGGAGTATTATATATACTTTAGTCAAGCAACCGTAAGAAAAGCAAGTGAATTATTCTTTATAAAAGGTAATCAAAACAACTCAACATTAGAACACCAATTAGAACTTAAAGGTTTAACTGCTGTAGAAAGTTGGATAGTAGAAAGCGAACAAGATAAAAGCAGAATGTACGATTTAAACGTGCCTATTGGTACTTGGATGGTATCTATGAAAGTAAATAATGATGATGTTTGGAAAAAAGTTAAAGCAGGTGAGGTAAAAGGGTTTAGTATAGAAGGTTACTTTGCTGACAAATTAGAAAGACCAAATGAACCTGTAAAAGATGAAATGAAAGAACCCTGTGAAGCAGGATATGAAATGATAGGCACTAAAATCAAAAACGGTAAAAAAGTACCTAATTGCGTACCAATAAAACAATCTAAAATGAGTAAAGAAGAAATAGCTGAAGCTAAAATAGAAGAACTAAAACAATTATTTAGTACTGAATAAATGAGTAGAATACCAAGTCCACAATCAGGTCGTAGAGGTTGCTTATGTAAAGATGATACATATTCTATAGAATGCTGTGATGGTAGCTTTCAAGCACAAGGAGTAGGAAATGTAACAGCAACAATAGAAACACCAAGTGCAGGTGAATACGGTTATAGGGTACAAAAGTGTGGACATAGCCAAAAAAAACACTTTTACGGTTCTACACAATTAGTAGTAGGCAATGTCTATTATATAAATGCAGACCACGATAACCACGATGGTTGTTATACCGTATTAAGCCAAGACCAAAACGCACACGGACATCATTTTAGTGCTGTTACATTATATAACGATTGTGCAGCGTGTCAAGCAGCAAACTAAAAACACAACAAACAGTTAAATATATTATTATATAAATATGGATTCAAAAACAAAAGAGATACTACAAAAGTTTTCTACACACAAGGTTGATTTGAATGTAAAAGTTAAGTTAGACACAATTCTTTCTGAAATGTTTGATTTAATGGATAAAATATCTATAGATGTTAGCAACGCATCACAAACTATTAAAAAATTTAATGTAACATTTAAAGAAATACAAAAATTTAAACAAATAAGTGATTCAATTAAAAAAACTTTAAGACAAAATGGGAGTAAGTTAGATTCTAAAGTAAAAGAATCATATAAAATACAAAAAGAAGCTAAAAGTTATGCAGATGAATTAGGAATAGAACCAAATAAAATACCTAATTATAGGGATGTTAAAGTTAAAACAAAATATTTTGATGAATTTGCTCAATCTGCTTTTGGATGGGAAACAGAATTAAAAAATGGTATTGATAAGAAAATAAAATAATATGAAACCAGATGTAAAAAGAATACTTACCAAGTTAAGTGAAAACAAGGTTGAGTTAGCAACACAAAAAATTGATTTAGCTATAACAGACGATTTGTTTAAAATGTTAAATCAAGGTAAAGAAGGATTAAAAACATTAGAAAAAATTCAAAAACAACAAGAATTTAATGATGGGCAAATAATACAAAATATTATGCAAGTTATTAAAAAAGGTGATTCTGAAGCAGATAAAATAAATAGGTTAATTGATAAATTACAAAAATTACCTATGCAAATTGCAAATATTCTTGATAAAGCAGAAAGATCGGCAAAAGATTTAGGTGTAGCACCTAAAGCTATTACAGACTATTCAGAATTAGATAAACTATATGAAAAACTTGAAAGTGGAATAAAAGTAGCAAATGATTTTCGTTATAGTGATTTAGAAAGATTTGTTAAATAAAAACACAACAAACTAATTACTAATTTATTGTAATATATATGAAAGCAACAGATATGTTAAACAAAGTAAAAGAGGTACTTGGGGTAGAGTTATCCGAAGCACCTGTAGAAGTAAAGTTGGCACAAGCCGAACTTGAAAACGGTGCAATTATTGAAAGTGAAAACTTTGAAGCAGGAGCAGAAGTGTTTATTGTTACCGAAGATGAAAAAGTAGCTTTACCAGTAGGCGAGTACAAACTTATAGATGGTGAAACTTTAGTTGTAGAAGAAGAAGGTATTATTGCTTCTATCGGTGCAGTTGAAGAAGCACCTGAAGAAGAAGAAGTAGAAGCTGAAAAAGAAGAAATGAACTACGCTACTAAAGAAGAACTTCAAGAAGTAAAAGAAATGGTTGAAGAAATTAAAGCTATCCTTTTACCTAAAAAAGAAGAAGAAATGGCTGAAGAACCTGTAGGTGAAAATTCTGTTAAATCAGAAGAAACAACTACAAAGACTGTTTACGCTGAAAAAGAAGAATTAAGCGAACCAGTACAAAAGGTTACTCATAACCCAGAAAAAGAAAACAAACCTAACTTAAATTTGTATTCACAAAAAAGAGGGAATACTACATTGGATAGAGTTTTAAATAAAATATCAAATTTTAAATAAATAAATAATGTCAACAACAATAACAACTTCAAATGATGTGTTGAGAGCAAGATCAGAGCAAGAAACTTTGACTACTACTCAAGATATTCCTGTAAACAAAGCAGGTACTGAATTTAACATAGCAACAGATGCTAAAGTAATGTCTTTACCAGCTATTACATCTGAAAATATTGGAATGGAATTTACATTTCGTAATACAGGTGCTGATGGTAACAACATTATTACTATTTCACCTGCTGCAACAGATGCTATTCACGGTACTGTAGCTGCTATATCATCAGGTGGTGTAGATGATAAAGATTGGATTAACACAAAAGCAACTGCAAATAAAGGCGATTGGTGTACACTAAAAGCTGTAGCACTTACTGACTGGTATTTAACTGGTGGTGATGGTGTATGGGCAAGTGAAGCATAATAAATAAACTTATAAATAAAATAAAATGGCAACAACTAATTCTATAACTACTACTTATGCTGGTGAATTTGCAGGACAATATATATCTGCTGCACTTTTAAGTGGTTCAACTTTGGACAATGGATTAATTACCATTAAGCCAAACATTAAATTTAAAGAAGTAATGAAAAAAGTAGCAAGTGATGACATCGTAAAAGATGCATCTTGTGATTTTGATCCTACTTCAACTTTAACGCTTACAGAGCGTATTTTACAACCTGATTTTCAGCAAGTAAATTTACAACTATGTAAAGCGGACTTTCATAACGATTGGGAAGCAGTACAAATGGGATATAGTGCTTTTGATAACTTACCTCCTTCATTTGCTGACTTTTTAATTGGACACGTAGCTTCTAAAGTTGCACAACGTACAGAACAATCTATTTGGAATGGTGCTGCTGCAACAGCAGGACAATTTGGTGGTTTTAAAGAATTACTTTTAGCTGATGCTGATGTTACTGATGTAGCTGCTGCTGGTGTTACTTCTGGTAACGTTATAGCACAAATTGGATCAGTAGTAGATGCTATCGGTTCTTCACTTTATACTTCTGAAGATATGTACATCTATGTTTCACAAAACGTAGCAAGAGCATATGTAAGAGCATTAGGTGGATTTGCAACTAACGTAGGTGCTGCTGGTATAAATGCTGATGGTACACAATGGTATACAGGTGGTACTTTATCTTTTGATGGTATCAAGATTGCTGTAGCAAATGGATTAGCTGACAACACAATGGTAGCAGCAGAAAAATCTAACTTATTCTTTGGAACAGGTCTTTTAGCAGACCATAACGAAGTAAAAGTTATTGATATGGCTGATATTGATGGTTCACAGAATGTAAGAGTAGTAATGAGATTTACAGCAGGTGTACAATATGGCATCGGTAGTGATATCGTACTTTATTCTTAATAGATAATTAACCAATAAATTAGGTGGGTAAGCCAATTGTGCCTACTCACCTTTTTTTATTAAAAATATATAAAGATGGCTTGTGATTTAACACTTGGTAGAAAAGAGCCTTGCAAAGATGTTGTAGGGGGATTAAAAAATGTTTATTTCGTAGATTTTGGTGATTTAGGTACGGTAACCTTAACAAATGATGAAATAACAAATATGACAGGTAGTTCTGGTAGTTTAACAGCATTTAAGTACGAATTAAAAGGAAATAGTAGCTTTGAACAAGCTATTACTTCTTCACGTGAAAACGGTACAACTTTTGTTGAACAGACTTTGACTTTAACTTTGAAAAAACTTACTAAAGAAGATAATAAAGAGTTAAAACTGTTGGCTTATGGTAGACCGCACGTTGCAGTAGAAGATTATAACGGTAATGTATTTATGATGGGATTGGAACACGGTGCAGAAGTAACAGGTGGAACAATTTCTACAGGTGCTGCAATGGGTGATTTATCTGGATATACATTAACGATGGCAGCTTCAGAACTTGCTCCTGCTAACTTTATGGATTCTGATACAAAAGATATAGACTTCCCATTTAGTGTAACAGATTACGCTGGTTTAGATGGGACTGTAACAATTACTTTAGGAACAAATTCTTAATAGGGTTTTTATTTGGTAAATTAAGGGTGGCAATATGCTGCCCTTTTTTTGTTTTAATAATAACAAATTTCATACTTTTTTATTGTATATATATGATAGTATTACAAGAAAGTGGTTCAGCACAAAATATTGATTTTATACCAAGACAATTTACTGCAAACGCATCTTACACGGTTAAGATAACAGATGAAACGCAAAACAAAGAAGTGTACAGTCAAGCAACAACAAGTATATCACAAAACTTATATTTCAATAGGTTTAATGCTGTATTTCCTGTAAAACAAGACATTTATTACACACTTAAAATACTTTCAGGTAGTTCAGTTGTATTTATGGATAAAATATACTGTACAAACCAAACAGATTTACCAGCTTACACAATAAACAGCGGTGAGTATACTTCTAATAGCACTACAAACGAATTTATCACAATATAATGGATAACTTACACATAGTAAATTTAGCTTCTTACAACCGCCCTAAAATAAGCGAGGACAAACAAAAAGATTGGGTAAATTATGGTGAGGATAATGATTACTATTCTTATTTAATAAAACTTTATACAGAATCAACAACTAACAACGCTATTATAAACGGTGTATCTAATATGATATACGGTAAAGGGTTAGATGCTTTAGATAGCAACACTAAAACAAACGAGTATGCTGCAATGCGATCTATTATAAGCAACACTTGTTTAAAAAAGGTTGTATTAGATTTAAAACTATTAGGTGAAGGTTCTTTTCAAGTACTTTACAAAGATGATAAGGTATATAAAGCAGAACACTTCCCAAGACAAACATTACGTGCAGAAAAATGTAATGAAGATGGCGAGATAGAAGGATACTATTATGCACCTGATTGGACAAAGATTAAACCAAAAGATAAACCTCAACGCATAGCAGCATTTGGATTTGGTAACGGTAAAGAACCAGAAATAAAAATAGTTAAAAAATACGTTAGTGGGTACGATTATTATTGTCCTGTAGATTATCAAGGTG